ATTGTTTTACTCATAGCTTCGTAACCTCCTTCCATGCTTCATTTGCAATTTTATCGAAAATAGGCTGGATAGCAGGATTGATGTAATCTCGACCCTGTACCCAGCCTCCGTTGCGAGTCCCGTGACCATATTGCAGAATGATCGCAATTGGAACCCCATTTTGAATATTTGAGTTGTAAAATGTGATCTTTGCAGATCCATTTCGGTTTACGATCTCGTAATACCATGAACTGGCGGTCAAACCGGAATCGACAGGCGTTGCAGACGCAAGAGCAGCGACCCCTTCTCGGCCATACTTGTCGAGGTCTCCGAGATGGACCACTTCTTTTGCCCTCTCCAAAAAGCGTGTAACCTTAGAGAAGTCTCCCTTGTGACTGAACCTTATCATTCACGGACCTCCTTATTTAAGAAGCTGATTAACCCGATTCTGTATTACGGAAGGATCGTAACCAGCCGCCTTCAGACGATTAGTCCTGTCCGCACCGTTACCCCACAGACCCTGAATTACTTCACGGGCGATCTGGTCAGTGCTTTTCTTCGCAGAAGATGCAGAGACTGCCGTCCCACTTTTGGTTGTTATATAGGTGTCAAAACCAGCAGCTTTCAGCTTTGCAGCCATAGCGTCAGCATTTGCTTTCTTACTGAATGCGCCGACCTGAATCTTGTAAAGATTATCGACCTTAACCATGTAAGTATCAAAACCAGCAGCTTTCACCTTCTGAAGCATTGCATCTGCATTCGTCTTATTGCTAAAGGCTCCTGTCTGCACTCGATAAAGTGCCTGATTATCGGCAGGCTTCTCAGTTCCGCCAGCAGAGCCCCCAAGCTTAGCCGTAACTTTGGATGCAAGATCTCCCATTCGAGCATACATCCAATCACCAGGGCAACTCTTGTTGTCAAACCAACGATGTACGGTCAGAACCATTTCATTGGAAGCCGGCTCGTAGTTCAGAGTCTTAGTCTTATCGCCGAACCAGAGCAGCTTGGTTTTTCCGTAACGCTTGCAAATGTCTATGCAAAGCTCGATCAGTTTCGCATATACAGTATCGTTGAATGCATAAGGATGTGTGGCATCGCTGGCACACTCGATTGTGATCGCACGCTGGTCATTTGCATTAGAGGAAGAACACCAGGAACGGTTCTTTTCTTCCACATACATACCCACTCTACCATCCACGCCGATACCATACTGACAGGAAGCCTGTCGGGAAGTCGGAGCAAAAATATTACCCAGAGTCTCTACAGAGCACTGACCGACTACGCAATGAGGTGTGATACGATCGACTGCATGAGTTCTCTGCCCGGAATGATTAGGACTTAACTTGGTATAGGATACCAAAGGGCTGTTACTCATTTTTCGTTTCCTCCTTCACGCTCTGAATTTGTTTCAGCATCTGAATGACCTTGTCATAACCGACCGTAGAGATCAGGAAGCCCAGATACATCAGAACGACGATCTCAACCCCAATCTTCATAGTAAAGACCGTGTCGGTCATGATAAGGTAAATCACGCTAACAGCACAGGCGATCAGGACGGACAGAACTGCCGCAAGAACATTAGAAAAATACTTGACCTTCATTCCGTCAAGCAGTTTCTTAATGCCCTCCACTGTCAGATTCGTGATAACGGATACGATTAACAGTGCTGTAGTCAAAAAAAAACTGATAGGCATAACTAAACCTCCTCATAATTCGTATTTTCTTCTGGTTCGCTTTCCTGCTTGAGTCGTTCTTCACGCTTTTCGAAGAATGTTTCGAAAAGGGCTTTGAAGAAGTAGCCAAGCATAACCCCGACAACGGTCGACGCTATTGTGCTGGAAAGCGATTCCGCAATTTGTACTTGCCCCATAAATGCAAGTACATAAGACAGTTGCAAATCAATCAGCGAAACCACCAGAATAATTGCTACTGCTTTTTTGGTAAAAGTTTTAAGCCAGTTATTATAAGGCTGTTTCTTATGGCAAACTCGCCTTAACATGCATTTTCGGCATCGTCTGTTCATTCGATCACCCCTTAGAACCAAAGCGTTTTCGATTGGCAGCGTTAATGGCTGCATTCCGATTCCACATTTCACGCTTACTTCTTCGCTTAGGCGGTGAGTTCTTGACATTACATACCCGTATAAGGGTTAACAGTCTGTTCAAATGCCATTTTTGGAACTCTACAGGGATGTTATAAGAAATCATCCAGTAGTAAATAAGCTCCGATGTAACCGTTTCTTTGTGTCCTCTGGCCTGCTTGTCCTCAATAAGGCAAGTAGCGGTCATAGGCGCTTCGATATATGCATTGATAGCGGCGTAGTTTTCAGCAGACAGCCGAGTATATACTTCGGGATCGACATTTTGGGTCAAGGTCATACATCGTACATAATCAAGAATTTCCTCATCGGTTTTTTCTTGTTTTCCGAGAAATGCCTTGTTCCATTTGCTTTCCCATTTTGAAAGAGAGACTAAGGAATGCTCCAACTGTAAAGTCTGCTCCTTCTTGTAGACAAATTCCTCATGGATTTCATCCCAAAACTCGGCAGCCGGAACAGTAATTTTCAGCATTCCTTAGTCCTCCGAGTTTTCTTTAATCGGATGCAATGGGTGCAGCCTGCTTATTGCCGTTGGCGCGCATCACACGGTTGACAAATTCGGATGCAGCACCAGCATCGGTGACAAGCTTCTCGAACAGCACCTCATAAGCAGGAGTTTCCATAAAGCCTCTAGAAATTTCCTCAGACTTCATGAAGCGTCTGCCGTCATCGCTCTTCTCACCATAGGCGGTCTTAATAAAGTTCTCGAAGAACTCCATAATAAGAGCCCCATTCGGACTGGCAGCGATACTCTTGAGCTGAACATCGTAGCCGCCCTTGGCGCTCGCCTGCATCTTTACGATTTCAGGCTTGGACAGGTCGAAGTAAAAATCTTCAGTTCTCTGAACACCATTCAGATCAGTATAAGTGATAGTTTCCTTAGTCATTGAAATTTTCTCCTTTCAAATTAAAAAAGTTGGAGCCGCCAGCTTACCTGAATACGGCTCCATAATTTTTACAGATTAGCCCTGCGGATTCAAAGTCTTATCGAACAGTTCGATAATCTCATCAGGCAGAGGCAGACGAGGTTCAACACCATCGTTACCGCCATCGGTGGTCGGGTCCTTACCGTACAGGATCTCTTCCAGCTGAGTCATGAACTCGGCACTAAACTTAGTGGAGTCAAAGGTCAGGGTGGCAGTCGGCTTCAGCTTCTTACCATTGACCAGCTTGTTGATGGAGACAGGCGTGGTGCTGATCTCCCAGGACAGAGTAGCTGCCTCAGGACTGTCATTGACGGTGCTGTAACCTTTCTCGGAAGGCGCTGCCAGACAGCCGTAAACCAGATGCAGCTTATAACCATAATCGTTCAGGTCGGTATCATTACCCAGAATAGTACGATACGACAAACCAAAAGTCTTACGGGACTGCTGACCGGCATACATACCGGGCATGATCTCGACAGAGCCATCGCACTCGGCAAACTCATCGGGGTACATATACGCCTCGACAGTGGCACCGAACTCCTCGTTGGAAACCAGGTTCACATACTTGATGTTGTCGGCGTAAATAGGGGAAGCCTCAGCACCGGAAGGGCTCTCGGTAACGGCAGTCAGACCATTCCATGCAACACCCTTGTTATAAACGCCGCCGATCTGCATCGGATAGAGAACGCCATGGTCACAGCCAGTTTCGTACAGGCGCTCACCAGTTTTATCCCAAATAATTTTAGGCATAAAGATATTCCTCCTTATTAGAAATAGAGCGAGAAATTCCAGTGATTCAGGTTCTCGCTTGGATAATGTCGTTCAAATCGGCAGGTAGGTATAGAAACCACCTTACCGACAAGTTCACTATCCGGGTCAGAGTCAATGACAGTGACGGAATAGTGTCTGTGAGATGAATAAACCCCGTTATCGGCGTGCACGTTTTCGATATCATCGAGTGCATAAACGATAGCGGGGTATTTCATTTTCACTGACTCAGGAGGTTGAAAATACACATTTTTACTTTTCAAAAGTTCTTCCAGAAAAGTTTGCAGATCAAGCCTGCTCGCCATTGTATACACCTCCTATAGCCAGTATAAGTCTTGGGTACTGAACTTCAACACTTGTAACTTTCCATTTAGCACCCATAAACTCAACATACCTCATCGAATGAAAATTCTCATTGGCAAATGGATCGGCTACGATACTGATCTCATTCGCAACATTGATGTTGTCGTTGAGTTGTTCCGCAGACTGAAGCCTACGGGTGTTACGGGTTAAATCACCATAGTACATACGCTCAACGATCTTCTCCGTCCAAACACCCGGCTTAGTCTCTTCTGTTACAGCGTAGCCAATTACTCCATAAAATTTAGCCATTTTGAATTTTCACTCCTCGCTGAATTTAGCCGCCAATAGTGGCAGTGATATCCTCTTCCAGAGCAATGGCGGACATGACGCGAGTATTGGCGCCGGAGCAACGAGTCTCCAGCAGGCTCTTTTCCTGGTTGAAGTCGATATCGAAATCAGTGAAGTGAGTGATTTCGCCACCCTTGGTAGCACCAAGGGAGTAATCAGCCAGGTTGACCATCAGTCCCAGAAGCTTCTTGGTCTTGCTGTCCGTGGTAGTACGAGTCTTGCCCTCGAACTGTTCGGCAGTGATGATCTGACCAACATTCAGAGCAGCAGCCAGATCACTGACCTTGTCATAAATGCGACGACCATTCAGGTCACGGGCAAGCAGCATGACATTGACCAGATGGGGCGTGCAGTAGAAGTCGGGAGTGCCGGAGCCCTTGTACTTCTCACGAGCATACAGCAGAGACTGGATCACAGCTTCCGCATAGATGTAATTCTCGCCAAAATTGGCGGAAGTATTGGTGCCCTGGAGCGTAGTCTTCATGCCGGCAATGTCGACATCAGCATGAATGGTATACAGCTCGTCATCCAGCCAGATCGGGCGGATCTTATCCTCAGCGATCTTACCATCAGCACCAACCTCGCGACCGTCGCCGATCATGATAGCCGTAGCCAGTTCCTCGTTCAGGTTCATACGGTCAATGCCATACAGATACTGCACAACATCAAAGTCCTGAATATCGATGATATCGTCACGGTCAAGCTTGCTCTTTACATACACGGTCTGAGGATCAGTCGTTCTGTGGAGCAGCTGAATGTTGCCGACATAACCCTTCTGGGCACCCTTCTTGTAACCCTTAGCACGAAGAGCCTCAATGTTACGCAGGTCAGCCTGACGAGTACGGATACGGGAAATAGGGCTCTTATGAACCTTCTTCAGAACCTCATTCACCCAACCCTGGTCAGTGGTAAGCAGTTCGGGAGCACCCGGACGGACATCCTTGTACTCAGGGAACAGGGTTTCAATACCGTCGATACCATGAGCCAGAACGCTGTCAGGATTCTGCTCTGCATAAATGTCCATAGCAGTACGAAGACTGCCGACACTGTTGGACTTAGCCATAGAAATGATGCTTGCCTGGTCAGCATGAGACAGAACCTCGGTCTTCTTCTGCTGATCGTTGTCAAAGACATTGTGTTTCATTGTTTTATCCTCCTTATTGGATTCAGATTTGTTGTCGGAATCATCCTTGGATTCCTTTTCGGGTTCGCCTTCGAGAGCCTGTGCAATAAGCGCATACATGACATTCTGCTGCTTCTCGGACATGGAATCGATCACATCAGCAATCGTCTCCTCATCGTCCTTCTTCTCTTCCTTGTTTTCAGCAGGCTTGTCCTCTTTGGAATCCTTCTTTTTTTCCTCGTCCCCAGGTTCATCCTTGGACTCCGCAGAATGAGAAAGACAGAGAGGCATTCCGGTATAGATGATAGCTTCATCGTCGGACATTTCGCCATGCTTCAACATAGAATCGATAAATGCACCGGGGTTAGCACCCTTATGCACCAGACTCACTTCGCAAATGCAACCATGCAGTACATCAGGGCCAGCCTGCTGAAGCTGATTGGCGTAAATGGACAGAGCACAGATGTCACCATGCTTGATAAGGACTTTCGCAATTTCACCATCAGCGGTGTCATTGAGGAAACCATAGGTGTAAACACCCTCCTCACGGTTCTCAAGCCATGCATGACCAAGAACATCACGAGGACTGTTGTGCTGATGATTCCAGACCAGAGGGACTTTAATGCCGTCATTATTCTTAAAGGCGTCCCGACGAATTACTCGTCCATCGGAACACTTAAGGTCGTTTCGGGTCGCCCAGCCGCTGAAATCACAAGCCTCAACCGAAAAAGGTCTACTCATTTTAAAATTCCTCCTTACTTTTTCGATTTTTGCTTAGAGATTTTGTCGTCCAAATCACTTGCTGACTCTTCAGCTGAATTAACTTCAGTAATAGGCATTTCTTCCGACTGCTGATCGGAACCGGATGGCGCACTCAGGTTCTTATTTCTAAGTTCATCTGCTCTCTGGTCCTCAGAGGGTTTCATACCGACTACCTGACGAATTTCATTCGAAGTCATGATTTCATTTCTTGTAAACTTGTCAGCAATTTCAGCAATATCATTGACAGGAACCAGTTTGAACGGGTCTCTGAAGAATGAAATTGACTGGTGTTGTGATCGGGCAGTTTTGGTCAGAAACTTTCGTTTCATCTCATCAACAATAGCGGAAATGATCGGCTCGATTGTCCGGTTGTTATAGTTCAGCATTGTCTTCTCGTCCGCGGTTCCATCCAAAATGCTCTGAGTGATTCCCAACTGGCTGTATAGCATACTCGTCAAGTATTCAATCTGGGACATCAGGTTGTTGTTCACGGAACGATTCAACTGTGTGATATGCTCAGTACCGTCAGTGTAAGCAATACCATACTTTGAACCTGACAACTGGTTTTCTATATCTTTACGCCGATTTTCGGCCTGTTGACGCCTTGCTTCTGTCTTGATTACATAAGGAAGCTGAATAACCAAATCGAGTTTTCCAGATCCGCTTTGCTCATCAATGACATCAAGTAGGTTAAGTTTACGAATGAGCCGCTGCATAGTAGAATTTGGCTCATTGATAACTGCGTACAGCGGGTTCTCAATGATAGCCACTGCACTTTTCGGCACCACAATATCTTCTTTTCTGCCCGTTTGTTCATTGTACACACGGGCACGAATATACTGCGGATACCAGTCTAAAATCTGTCCGACACGCAGAGACTGAATGTCATACGAACCGGACACATTAGGATCAGTCGTTGTATCGACCGGAACAATTGCGACGCTTCCTTCATCAAACATAGAGACCACTACATCCTGAATGAACGATCGTGCTGTCTGATCGATATTCGCTTCCAAAGTGAGGCAATTATTCAATCCGTCATCGATGACCGAAAGAAAACGCCCATTTTCATCCAGACGGACATGCTGAACATTCAGAGCCGCGACATCAAGCGCAATTCGGTTATAAACCGATGTAACGATTGATCTTTCATTGCCTCTGGACATTCTTGGTCTGTCAGCTCGATATGAATACCCCATACCTAAATCCCGGTAGTTCATTTGAATATTACCGGTAAATGCATTCCAAGCATGTTTCAGTCTGGAACCAAAAGACATCTCCATTTTGAATCATCACCTCCTTAAACCATATCAACATTTTTCTTCTTGTAGGCAACCCGGCCGGAAGCCCAGATGCCATTCTTCAGCTGCTGCATATCATAGCCTCTGTCGGCCAAAGCCATATGCACGCCAACTTCTCCTCGTTTTGCAACGAATTGAACGACACGCCCCGAAGGTGCGGTAACATTTTTAACAGACTCATTCATCAGCTCAGCCATTTTCCGATTATAGGAATTGATAGCCGAAGAACTGATCTTACCTTTCGATGTCACAGAAGAAGGATTTTTCAATAGTTGATTGGCATACTGATCGAGTTCTTTGGAAACATCTTTGCGGGCTTTAGATACGATTTTGTCGTGATTTCTATGAGCCCACTTTGCGTCTTTCTTTTCCAAACGCTTTTGACCTGCGGCGGTCAAAGTTCCGTCTTTGTTCTGGAAACGGCGAACGCCCCATTTCTGACCGAGAATACCGTGATGGTACATCTCATCCAACTTGACCACCTCCTTATTCAAATGCATCTCGATTGAGTTTATAAGCAATATAAGCATCCATCATTGCCGCAACAGCATCGATTTTCTGCTCGTATCGCTTTTTCAAAAGCTTACGGTTTCCGTTTGTATCTTCAAGGGTAATGCAGTTACCCATAGCAAATGTCATGAGGTCCTCATCAAAGATAAGCATTCTTTCTTCAGAAAGCTTTTTCAGCTCTCCAAGCGGAACCGACTCAGTTTTAGCGCCTTGAATAACTTTCTCAATTCCAAACGGGCCATTTTCAGATTCCCATCTCGCTACGAATTCTTTTGCGTTATAAGGGTCAAACCCAAGACATCGAACATCGTATCCGCACTCCTGAATATGGTTGTCCAAATCTTCATAGACATCCATCATGTTGAGTACAGCGCCCTCCAAAACAATTAAACTGCCCTCCGCCATGAATTGATCGTATTTGATCCGCATAGCAGCAGGCAGCTTCATTAAAGTCGTAGAGGTAATATAGTTTCGTGTCTTGATGCCAAAAGAACCGTTTGGTAGAGGGAACAAGAATGTAAATGCACAGAAGTCATCGCCCTGTGATAAGTCTGCACCGAGAGAACAAGGCATCTGCCAGAAGTCCCTCTTTCGATGCGGAAGAGTTTCTTCATAAGTGAAGTAATAGGTGTAACCCTCCATAGGCAGTCCAAATCTCTTTGCAAGAATATCGTTTCGGGCAGCAGGGGCTTTTTCAGCTCTTTCCACATCCAACTGGTAAGTTTCATAACTTACAGTTTTTCCGAGATTCGGATTAGCCTTGAGCCACATTTCCGGGTCTCCGACTTCATCAATGGAATCAAGCTTGTACCACCAAATCGAAACGTGGGGGTTGATGTAGTCGCCTTTAAGGATGTCCATCAACTCCATTTTGATGGTGTCGCCGCTTCCGTTACGAACCGTACCTTCCGAGCTGATTGCAACAATGATGTAGTCGTTCACCTTGGATGCGCCCTGCTCAATTGCACCGATAACATCCTCTCGAATGTCTCCGGAAAGCCACTCATCAACGGTTGCGACCTTGATTTGTAGACCCTGGAGTTTATTGATGCTCATTGGCCTGACCTCAAGAAGCGAACCCGTAAGGAAGTTTTCAACGCCCTTTTTTGTAGAGGCTAACTTTGTGCGGTTCGCTTTGGAACCGGTTGTGTTTTGTAAAGAGCCTTCTGTCAGGAACTGAAACAGCGGTCCTCTCGAACGAGTGATAGCAGTGCGAAGAGGGGACATGACCTCCTCCGCTTGCTTCATTGTTGGGGCCGTTGTGATCTGATGAGTAGTAGAGGTATCAACATTCAGAAAATAACCTTGCAGAGTGGAGCCGTACATTGACTTAGCAGCGCCTCGTGCAACGATCAAATACTGCTTGTTAATCAACCTTTTTTTCACATTCTTGCGAACATAATGCCCACCATGACCATCTGGATTCGGCTGATACACGCTTCGCTCAACAAAATAGTACCAACCAAAGATCTGTTCACCCCAAAGTTTGAAGCTATCCAATAGGCTAAGGTCAGAGCCATCTGTTAGAGTAAGTTCGGACTCGCAATAAGCGATCCATCCCTCAACAGCTTGATCATCATAGTACACACCCGGATTAGCGATGAGATCATCGATACGGTTCATCTCCATGGAGATCTCTTTACAAACCGGAATCTCCCCTCGAATTACGGCATCACGAAACATGCCATAATACTTGGGAACGGCAGTGTTTGATAATGCCATAAGTACCTCCTTAGCCAGCCTTCTTAGCCATACCGTTTACAATTTCTTTGATCTTGCCATAGTTATTGTAAATAGTTAAGGCGGTCGAAGTAGCGGTTGCAATTGTACCGGGGACTTTCAGGGTTTTCGATACATATTCCTTTCCGCGATTCACATCAGTCGAGGACAACTGACTGTACTGTTTCTCCATCTGAAGACGGTTCAATCGGTTACGGAGTTCTGCATCACTCATAGACTTAACGCTCTTACTGCTATGAGCTTTACTATAGTCCTCATGAGCAGGAGCATCAGACTTAGAAGAACTTTCTCTTTTCTTTCCGGCTGCGGTACGAGTGCCATCTTTATTCTGATAGCGCCGGACTCCCCATTTCATACCAATGATGCCATGATGGGAAAGTGCTGTATTATCCATTTTGAAATCCTCCTCTCGTTTTTAATCAGGGTCGACTGTCAAATTGATTCGCCATTCAAGCTCGCTGATCTGCCGGTTAATTGCTTCCATCACTGCCGAACTCAACGGCGGGTCGAACGCCAGCCTCACCTTCAGGTAGATAAAGGTTTTAACAAATTCAAGACGAGGATCATCGTACAGGAATTCAGACCAGGTCTTACTTGCATCTTTGATACGGAATCCTTCTTCAGGACCAACACCGAGTTGCGTCAAGACCGAGAATGCCGAATTGATGTACATGACGATGTCCGGGTCAAAGTGCTCGTACTCTTCAGCAATCCCGAGCAGCTTTTTTATCGATGTCAGTATACTGTCCATATCGTTTTCTCCTTACTTCCTGACGGCTACAAATTTCTTCATGCAGAATCCTTCGATACCGGTAGCAGTACAGACAGCGTACCAATCATCATTGGAATCGCCCATGTCAATTTCCAATTCGTCAAGGCATGTCACAACCGTTACTACTCTGGAATCCTTACTCGGCTTTTCACGAATGTTCAGCTTCAGGCAATCAGTAACAACACCGATCACATTCCGAGCCGCATCTTCGCAAAGCTCTGCTTCCTGTTCCTCGATGGCTTCAGCCGAATCATCAAGAACAGAGTTTTCATAGATTTCCTTTGTCATTGAAATTTTCTCCTTTCATTATTTTCGCCAAGGGCATGTATCGTTTTGTGTGCGCTGTACTGGAGGGAGAAGCAACAAACTTTCATCACCATAGTGAATAGCATTATGCGTATTCAACTTAGTGCAGATCACATTCTCCGGGTCAAAGACGCATGGGCTCTGATTCAAAAGGTCTTCATAGGTGATCGGATTCAGATGATGAATCAATATTGAGCCGAAGATCTCATAACCCGGTACACCGAGATCACAACCTTCATCACGAATAATAATTTCATCTCTGAATTTCAACCACTTGTCGGAATGGTAGAACTCTTGGTTCAGCCAGCGCTTAAAACCGAAAGTCTCTTTCCCAACAGAGCCATCGAGTTTCAAATAGCAAAACCGTTCTTCAAATGTGGGCAGTGTAATCAACTCTGAATAAGTTTTAATATTCATCGTCATCACCGCCTGCACCTGAATATCTCCTAAACGCTTCAAGAGCCTTGTTGTACAACTCTTTGGCTTCACTATTGGAATTTAGATTCTTGGTCTTCGCTTCGATAAGCTCTTTCTGCTTCTCCAGAATCTCCTTTTCGATTCGTTCCTTACTGGAACCAAGTTTCAAATAATGTGTTATGACCTGAGAAGAAGCAGTTCCGTCTCTGAGCTGCTTTTCAGCACATTGAACCGCCAAAGAAATCATTAAGTTCTCTTGCGCTTCGAGAGATGTCGGTGGTCTCAATGGGCTATTTGAGTCGGAAGAGCTTGCAGCTTTACCTTTGGGCATTAGCACTGCCTCCTCTCTTAAAAATTTGGTGCGGATAACAGGAGTTGAACCTGCACGGAGTTACCTCCAATAAATTCTGAGTCTATTGCGTCTGCCAGTTCCGCCATGTCCGCATACTTGTGCCACACTTTCTGTCCAAACTGATACTCTTTTAGGTGAGAATAGGTGCAGTATTTGAAAGAACTTACAGAGATGAATTTCCACCAATCACCGAAAGGAGAAAAGAAACATGAAAGGAGATGTTCACACTTTATGGAAAATGTTTCAACCCTGTAAGCTCGTTCAAATACTGCACCTGAGGGGGTAAGCCCCATTCCCAAAATATCCCTCCGGAGATTTTTTTAAGACCGCCGCGATGAGGTAGGGGGTGCGATTTTGGAGACCCCTCCCCATGCCTTTAAGCCCAGCGGCAGTAGTGCAGATCAAGTGATAATTTGTTTATGCTGACTTCAAGTTCAAATATTTTCAGAAAAGAAAACAAAAATTTTATTCAAAGAGTGTTAGACCTCAACCTATAGTTCAAGCCTTGTCTGCTTTTGTTGTTTTCGTTCTCTTAACTTTCTTGTAAATGTTCATGAAGTCGTAACGAATGATCTCGTCAATCGCTCTTTCAATCTCTTGATTGTTCTCTTCTTCGGAGAATTGGTCAGAAGTGTGAGCAATTCGATCGAGATAAGCGCAAGTGTTGTAACCCTTTTCTACATCAAACAGGAACCAATCGGAGAACTGTTCAAATGGATTATAAGGGTTGTCAAATGTGGTAAGGGCACAAGAACCATTCATACCAGTCACTCCTTTCAATTCAAGTAATTAGACACTGTGCTTGTTGAAATACCAAGAGCTTCAGCAATTTCCGATGTGCTGTAGCCAGAAGCATTCATAGAAGCGATCTTATTCTGCTTTGCAGTGCTGAGAGTTGTTGTCGCTCTCGGTGTTGCACGCTGTCTAAGACTGTCAATGTCCACATTGTCGATGATTTGGGTAAGCTTATTCTCGCTAATAGCACCAGCTTGAATTGCTTCCCATTCACGGTCTGTAATCTTGATGGTCTCTCGCTTTGCACCAACAGAGGCACGAGCCTGAGTAAGCGCCTGCTGGCTTGCTTTCTTGAGCTCGCCCTTTGTCATATCCGGATTGTCCTGCTTTTTAGCAGCCACTACCGCATTAGCCATAGTCTGAGCCTGCCTTTCTCTGGGCGCATTCTTCAGAGCTACATTGAGCTTAGCATTCAGAGAATCGACCTCAGCTTGATAGGTCTCTTTTGCAGTGGCGGAGTAGGGTACTTTTCCGGTGGAGAGGATCTCAAGACGAGCCTGGTTACCCAGGGCTTTCATTTTGTTGGCATAGTTAGCATAAGCACGCTCCACGGGGGTATCAGCTTCAGATACCAGGGTATAGGCATCCTTTGCCTCAGCCATCTTAGTGCTGGGCTGAGTACGCTCTTTGACCTTGCCAGTTCGCTTATCGACATAAACAGGGTCATCCACATCTTTCCATATGTATTCGCCTGTCTTTTCATCGATTTTCGGACTACCTTGCCTCTTAGTGACAGAAGTCTCCGATTTAGCACGGGAAATCAGAGTCGAAGCACCCTCGTGGTATCTTCCGTCTTCATCAACCGTGCCCTGATACTTCTTTTTCAAAGAGCTGATGCCATTGTCGATCTCACTTTGCTTATAGTCCAGCTTGTGTTTTTCGGCATCGATAACTACCATGCTATGGCGAACGGCTCTTGCAAGCTCATCCTGCGTGGCACCCTTCAAAGTCATATCGGTAATCAGATTAGAAATGACACCCATCTCTTTCTGTGTGTTCTTCATAGGCTTGAAAGTGCCAGCCGGTTTTCCACCATACTCCAATTTCGGGTCAAATCCTTCAAGTCCCTTCAGAGGAGGAGTGGAAGTAATCTTGACCTTGCTTTTACCAGAGTTACAGGGGATGACCATGACAGTATCACCATCAAAGTCAGCACCTGAAAGCCGTTCCGCAACCTTACTGTTAATACCGATTGCATCTTTAGGTGTATTGCCAAGGATTCGACGAGCCTCTGCCTGCTTGTTATTTACTGTAAGGATAGGAATCTCAAAAGTTCCGCCATGTGGGTAACGAACCAGAGCTACTGTTTCACCATTCTTGTAATTCGGGGCATACACTTCATTGTCTTTCATCGAAGTGATAGGTAGGATCACCTGATATTTCTGACGAGGAAGAGCAGCTGCCTGAAGGTGCACAGCAGCAGAGTCACAATCATCCGCAAAGGATTTCAGTAATGATTTTTTGACCGTCGGATTTGTCAGTGAGCAGATTTCATCAAATTCAGCCATCTTATCAGATGCCGCCAAGTTCAGCTGTTTATTGACAAGACTCAAACTCTGTTTAGAAAGAAACTGGGAGGGGAGTTTATCCGCCCATTCACCCCAATCGCCCTCTTCGGCACGCTTATTGATAAGGGAGAGCTGTCGTTTGCCATCAGCATCGATATAATAGCTCTGCCCACCGGCTTTGATAAGGGAACCAAACGGATTGTCAGGGTCATCCTTGACCTTCTTCAGAACATCCGATGTCGGGGTGCCTTTTTTCTTATTGGTATTGAACATTACATCCACGCCATCAGGAAGATCATCAGAATAGACAGCCATTCCTTTCAAATATCTATTACCATCCACCAGAATGCGAACCTGAGCATAATGGGAATCACCAAGAGATAAGTCGTCTACACCACGACGAATTTCAATGACACCATCTTTCTGAATACCGCCATCTTCCGCATAACGGATTTTCAAGCGGCTTGAATCCATACTTTTAGGATAGACAAACTTGTCGAATGTCTCGCCGTCATCATGAGACACATAGTCTCTGACAGAATGAACATTCTCGAAATTATAAATCTCTTTATGCTCTGTTCCTGGAGGGCAGAGAACCTTGATGTTTGTTTGCTTACCCGGGTTTGTTACCTGAGGGACACCGCCGACATAGATGGGATAGCCTTCCATTTTCAAAATATAAAGAGCCTGGTTCATTTTCTCTTTCGAAATACCAAGCTCTCTTTCGACTCCGGTTCCGACATCGATCATGCCTTTTTCCGAAATCTGTTTTTTCAGAAATTCAGCGGTCTGCTTTGCCTGATTCATACGAGCTTCGGAACTCTCATTCAAAAGCGAGCGAACCGAAGAATCGTTAGCAAAGCCCATCTTATCAGCGATTTCATTCAAACTATAACCCTTAGCACGAAGAGCCTTAGCCGCAGCGACATCAGCAGAACGGCGTTCATCCTTTGCAAGGCTCATCTGGGTACGAAATTGGGTTGTACTCAAGCCCATAGATTTTGCAATGGCTACTTCTCCTGTGTAAGTTTTTCCATCTTTGTCAATAAAGGTAAAATTGGACTTTTTCAGTTCTTCCACACGAGAGAGAAAATCGCCGCTGTGTTGATAAGGGTTATCACCCGAACCCCAAGGATAACGACCAGACCTTCTGGGCATACCGTAATGCATTAAAATATCATCCGTGAGACTCATGGTTTAATCCTCCTGTTCTCTGATTTTTCTAATAACCTTGTCGAAGGTAATAATCTTGTCCATGATTGGAACAATATCTTCGGCAGTAGGTGTGTGATACAAAATTTCATTGTTCTGATACAGACGAAGTTCCATCTCAATTTCCGATGGTTTCACCTTGTATTCCAAACAAAAAAGAGCAGCGTATATTTCAAGCTGCTCCATGTGTGCCGGCACGACACCGGTCTTCAAATCGTGAATACGAAGAGTACCGTTCCGGAACACAATCGTATCAGCGGTGCCAAAGCAATTTTCTGAATAGAACAGAACCTGTTCAGGCACCATACGAAAACTGATTGCATCATTGACATACATGTTCAATGTTTTCTGTGACTTGGGAAGTTTTTGCCCCAAGGTAATGCATTGACATGCAAAGTCATGCAGAACCGTTCCTCGCTGTGTAGCCAAAAACTTTGAATAAGCATCGGCTACTTTTGTTTCATCATAGTTAATCCAATGATACTTGCTGGCACCAAGAAAAGCGTGTTGCCCTTCAAGATTGGAATGATTGTTGAAGATCATGCAGCACTTCCTCCTTGTTCTCGGGGCAAATAAATCTGGAAAAAGACATCTCGTCCATCTTGCCCACATAATATTCTTGGTTCGGTTGCTTTTTTGCGCCAGCGTGTTGTTTACATTCCAGAGCAGCCCATTTGTCGTTGAACAGAATAAGCAGATCAGGAATGCCCTGTAAATATCCAGAGTCGCTTTTCATCACGATGCAACCCGGAAAAAGCTTCTTAAGCTCCTTAATGAGCTTCGATTGAAATTGACTTTCGAGCATTGGCAAATGGGCCTCCTTTCATGTAGTTTTTCAAAACTGAAAAGAGAATGTCTATTCTTAAAAATAGCTTTTTTACTCCTCTCTTCATAAAAGGGAATGTATTTTTCGCGCGGCGGAAAAAGACATAAAAAAGACCGAGACACCGTTTAAGCATCTCGGTCAAATATAAAGTTGTTTGTTATCGAGCTTCTACACTTACTGGATCAAGTTCAAAGAGACCGGTATCAGAATTGTAGCTCCGCACTTTAGCCTGTATTCTTACATTGCTGCCAACTTTGATATAATCAGCAAGCGTAAGCCCGTCTCCTAAATCATATACCCCAACATCCTTAAACTTAAAAGTTGGACCAGGGTTTGCAGTATTTTCATCCACATAGTCTCCCGCACTGATTAGCAAATCATATCGAGTGTCGTAGTTATCGTGGTTTGTAAGATATGTAATGCAGCCATTAAACTCAATAACCTGGTTCTTATGAGCCTCTGCAAAATCGACATACGATTGGTCCATATCTGCTTTAAGAGAAAGTATTGCTGCCAATTCCGGAGAATTATCTACTGTCAAAATATCAATAGCGGGCGCTTCGGTTGAAACGGATTCACTGTCTGTTTCAGAAGTTTCTTTTTCCGGGAATGTGTGATATGTGATTATAACCTCGACATCAGCCGGATACCAAGCATCAGCAGAGTATCCAGTATCGCCATCCACGGAAACAGATTCAACCTCACCGTCTTTTGTAAGCCAACCAGTAACAAGGTCGTCAAGTTTTTCAAGCTTGATGTTTGTGAAGCCACTACTTTCAAACTCGTCAACTACTTTTTGATAATCCTTGCCTTTTTGAATACTGGAACCTGACGGAGTTTTAGCTTCACCTTCATGTCCCTCTGAACTACAACCTGCAATCATAAATATCATGACAATCGCCATGCACGCTGCCAAGAACTTTCTCATCTCATTATCCCATCCTTTCCGAGGGCATTAAAAAAGTGCTCCCCCACAACGAGAGACGCACTGAAAAAGTGTCAACCCTCATTGTTGCCACACAATCTCAATCAAGCCGCAAAGGGACAAATGAAATGAGTAAAGAGAGAAAACACTTTTTACCAAAGCAGTTTTCCCTAAACGACTTGAACATATTAGATTGTGTGGCTCTTATAGTATAGCACAGCCTAAAAGAAAAAGGAAGAACTTTCGGTAAAAAGTCTTGACATTTTCGTCTACTTGTGCTATGTATTCCGACCTCTGGCCAAATGCCCACTTTTCTCGCCCTATTTATATATTTATTAGAACTTTTTATCGCAATTAAATAGTAAATAAAAGTGGGAAAGTGGGCTTTTTTCACAAGAAAAATTTCAAATCGGCGCAAATCGGCCATTTGGGGGCAAAAAACGCCCAAAAAGTGCCATTTTCAGAAAATGCCTCCGAATTTTTCTGCCCACTTTTAGTTTTCAAAACCGGGCTTTTGCCCACTTTTTCTGGGCTTTTTTCAAGAAAATTGTCCGTACACGCTCAAAAATTTTTTCAAAAGTGGGCTTTCGCCCGAATCCGCCAAACAAAAGTGGGCTAAAATTTACACAATTTTCAAGTATGTACGGACTCATTTCTCTCATCTCCAAACCCGTCCGTTCCGTTTATCAACCAGAATAATCCGACCTTCGATCTCGAAGTCGGCCAACTCACACAAGTAAAACAGTGTATGCAGCAGCCTATGAAATCTTTCGTCTTCTTCACGCTCAATGTTCTTGAGGGCTTCGTAAGCGGTCGGGTCAGAATATCCTTCGGCATTTCGTCGAGGATTAGTAGTGTTCGCCATGATGCAGGTACTCCTTTCTTCTAAGTTTGTTTCAAGATTGCTACGCCTTCTTTCAAGCTTTCCGGAATATCAATTACTCGCTGGTTACGGCTTCCTCTGAAATCAAGCCCCAACGATTTTTCAGCCTGTACGAACGGGCCGTCAACGAGTACATCAATATGTTTAAGAAGCTCGATGCCTTGCCTGTACAAGTCTTCAAAAAGATAACCAGTGTAACACCAAACGCTGAGCCCCATTTGATGAGCTTTTTCAGCGATCAGAGCACACTGGTAAATCTGACAGAACGGTTCGCCTCCGGAAATGGTGATACCATCTATCCAATCTTTTCTTTTTGAAATATCATCGAGTATATTGTCAATTAGCACGAGCTTTCCGCCACCGAATGGGTGAGTTTGAGGATTGTGGCAGCCGGGGCAATGATGTGGACAACCTTGAGTGAATATCACATACCGGATTCCTTCCCCGTCAACAATGGATTCCGGTTCAATCCCCGAAATTCGAATCAACTTCATGTTTGACACGATCTCGCTCCTCCGCACGCTTAGCATCGTTCCACTTATCAAGAGTTCCGACCAAATATCCAGTGATGCGACGAATGCGTTCGAACGGAACTCCGTCGGCTTCGCTCCGTCCGCAGCATGGGCATGTATCATTGATAATTCCGTTATAACCGCAGACAGGATCTCGGTCTACAGGATGATTGATGCTTCCGTAACCAATACCAGCTTCTTTCATGTGTCTTACAACACGCTCAAAAGCAGCCATGTTTTTGGTCGGATCACCGTCCAGTTCTACATAAGAAATATGACCGGCGTTGGTGAGAGCATGGTATGGAGCTTCAATGTCGATCTTCTTAAGAGCCGGGAGATGATAATAGACCGGAACATGAAAACTGTTAGTGTAGTAGTCACGATCGGTAACACCTTTGATAATTCCGTATCTCTCCCTGTCAGAGCGAAGCAGCCGCCCAGCCAAGCTCTCAGCAGGGGTAGCAAGACAGGTTACATTCATGCCGAGTTCAGTGCTCTTACGGTTACAATAGCCACGAATATAACCTACAATTCGCAGGCCAAGCTCCTGAGAGAATTCATCTTCTCCATGGTGCTTACCGTTAAGAGCTACAAGGCACTCTGCAAGCCCGCAGAAGCCGATAGACAGCGTTCCGTGCTTCAAGACCTCTCCAACTGTATCATCAGGGGAAAGCCCGTCAGAGTCCATCCAGACACCTTCTCCCATGAGAAATGGGAAGTTACGAACCACTCTCGAAGCCTGAATTTTATATCGGTCGAGAAGCTGCTGCATCGTCGCATCGAGCATTTTGTCCAGCAGTTTGAAGAAAGCAAGATAGTCGCCTTTAGATTCAATTCCAAGCCTCGGAAGATTGATAGAAGTGAAACTCAGATTACCTCTGCCGGGAGCGATCTCGCGAGACGGGTCATAAATATTACCCATTACACGAGTACGGCAACCCATGTAGGCAACCTCCGTTTCAGGATGACCGGGCTTGTAATACTGGAGATTGAAAGGTGCGTCAATAAAAGCGAAGTTAGGAAACAGCCGCTTTGCACTGACCTTCATCGCCAGTTTGAACAGGTCATAGTTCGGATCATCGGGATTATAGTTGACGCCTTCTTTGACACGGAAAATTTGAATCGGGAAGATTGGTGTCTCACCATGACCGAGCCCTGCTTCTGTAGCAAGTAGAAGCTGCTTAATAGCAAGACGCCCTTCCCAAGAAGTATCAGTGCCATAGTTAATAGAGCTGAACGGAACCTGAGCGCCGGCACGGGAATGCATGGTGTTCAGATTATGAATAAACCCCTCCATAGCCTGATAAGTATCGCGAGTAGTCTTTTCCATAGCATAGTCGAGAATCCATGCTTTATCTTTCAGATCGTTGAGGCGTTCACAAATCTCATAGCCTTCTTTCAAGTATTTTTGATAGGTGTAACGGACGCCCTCGGCCATAGCATAATCGAAGTCCACGACACTCTGTCCGCCATGCTGGTCATTTTGGTTAGACTGAATGGCGATGGCAGCCAGAGCAGCATACGAGCCGATGCTTTTTGGTGCTCTCAGATGGCCGTGACCGGTATTGAATCCATTTTTGAAGAGCTTGCGAAGCTCAATCTGCGTGCAGGTCGTCGTCCATGCATAGAAGTCAAGATCGTGTATATGAATCCAACCATCGCGGTGAAGTTCTGCAATTGCAGGTTTAATCAAATACTCCAGATTGTACTCCTTGGCGGTATTGGCACCATATTGCAGCATAGCTCCCATAGGGGAATCGCCGTTGATGTTGGCATTATCTCGTTTCAAGTCACTATCTTTTGCCTGAAGAACGGTAATACTATCAAAAATAGTTTTTACCTTTTCTCCGAATTGTTCATTCATAGAAAACCCTCCTTAAATATCATCCTGATTGCGATGCAGACTGTGCTCAGCGTCGAAGCCATCCGGATATCTGGCTTTAAGTTTATCCACATTCATCTGCATAATGGTTTCAAGGTCGTACCCAATAGCGTTTGCACTTACGGCGAGGTACCAAGCCACATCTCCAAGCTCCTTAGCCATATGTGCAGTATCAAGTTCGTGTCCTTGAAACAGATGTTTTTTCAAAATATCAATTGCTTCGCCGGCTTCTCCGTTCAGACCCATTAAGCCATTGAGCAGAAGTCGGTCAGGCGGTAAATCTTTTGGAGCAGTGCGAAGAGCTGCCTGCTGATAGTCGTTCGGCGTCATATTTTTTCCTCCTGTGATTACGATTCACCAGTACAATAGCCTGGTTTATTTGAATATCAAGCTGACGTTGTTCCTTAGCTTCCCGAAGACGGTCATAAACAGCCTGAATATCCGCTTTTGTCGCTTCTATGGCAAGCATGATTTTCTCCTTTACATAAAAATAAGAGCCAAGGTTTAACCTCAGCTCTTACATAACCTGTTAATTTTTCGATTTGTGGTATTTCCAGGCTTCACAAACCGTTTCCTTGCATTTCGGATAATCAGGGCGTCCGCATTTGTTGCAGATAAGCTCTTCTCGTCCGAGATCCGGAATATCTTCTTCAAATTCTTTGATAATAGTTGTCCATGTGCCGTCTTTTCTTCGAACCGGACAGGACATTCTGGATTTGACTTTCATCGGCATCGCCTCCTTATAGTATGTTACCACAAATATAACAAAAGTAAAAGGGCTTGTTACGGCCCCTTTACCTTTGAAATCGAGTAACTTACGAAATCATGATCTTGTAGCGCTCGTTCAGCTCTTCGAACACTTCCTGATCTGCTGCAATGCTAATATGAAACTCAATCTTGCCCTTTTCGTTCAACACGGTTTGGACAGCAGGTTGAAGTTTTTCAGCAAACAGCATTCTCAAACAAGTGCCGAGTTGCCGATCATTAACTGCCAGAAAATAATTCATTGTGTGTTACCTCCTTTCATAATAGGGGGTGTATTTTTCGTGCAGGAAACCGTTTATTAGAGTTTCTCCGTCTCGATAAGGTGCTCACATTCATGTGGGTTTTCATCCGAGCAGACTTTATATTTATCCCAGTATCTCGGGCATTCATGTTCCTTTGCGTTTTTACTGCACATCGTCCATAGTGGACACAGCTCTCCGTAATAAGGAAGCTGATTGACTACGAATTTCATCATCTTTCATCCTTTCTTTTCGCCAGTAATCAGCTCAGAATAAGGCAGACTCTCAATCCAGTCACAGAACGTATGCCACTCGTCGAGCTTGTGGTTCCGACGGGACTTATAGATGTTCGCCAGAACCTCGTAGTTCAGCATAACTGTCCGGCGCTGGTTGTAAGAGCTCGGGAGAAGCTGGATCATCTGCCACCAATCCTGTTTATCCTTGGTTTCAAGGTAGTTTTCACGATATGCGTTTAGCATCTCGATCGTGCATCTAAGAACATCAAATGGTGTCATCCATACCTTGTGTGGCGAAGTGATATCTTCATCGACGATTACGCTCTCGATCCAGTTGCGATGATAAGGTTCGCGATCCAGATGCTCGCAACTAAAATCCGCCAGCGTAAACTCCTTATCCGCGATCTTATGCATCGTCGAGCAAGAATTGGCAACCGTACCAACCTTGTAGGTGTCAAACTCCTTCCACCAATACAGTGGGGCGGTGATGTCAAGATAGACCGTAATCATCCGCATGAACTTACGGTGATCGGTGCCGGCGTTGCGGAGGGTGCTCATAAGCTTTTTATCGTTTGGACCAATATTAAAATCGGCATCATCAAAGTGGGCGACAGTAAGATATTCCGGTCCCTGATTCACATAATCCCAATGGCTATCACTCTTCCCCCAAGAGTTCTTTGGATTCCGCATTCCTCGGATAGCGGCCTCCCAGCCGACGACCTCGACATTTTCAATCTTCAGCATTGTTAATCTCCTTCATCATGTTCTTAGCAGCTTTTACCTTCTGGTCAAAGTTCATTGCGTGCTTACATTTGAAACTATTGAGCTCGCAGAATACACATGTGACTCCTTTTGTTAAAGCGAAGCACCGGTTAGAAAGTGCTTCACAGTCCGCTATTAGATATTTCATATCAGCAGCATAATCATTATTCAGGTTATGAAACTGCTCACGAAGTCTTTGGTTTTCCGCTTTAAGTTTCTCATTCTCCTCGGTTGCTTCGGAAGATATTGCTTTTCTCAGCTCATCAATGTTCATGATTTTCTCCTTTCCTCGGTTCTTCGCCATGCTTTGAATTCGCGGGCTGGCATCATAGTGCTCATTTGGCGGTCTCCTTTCTTGTCCTTTCCAAGACCTTCTTTGCCTGAGAAGTGGAGCCAAAGACTCGCTTCGTAACAGCAGCACAGAAACCGGCATAGGGATCATTGCTATCGCCCTCACCGCAAGAAACGATAGTCTTGGTTCCGTCAATCCAGAATACGATTGTTTTAGGGCCGCTGAAAATGACCTGCTTTACACCGAGCGATACCCGTGGCGCTCCAAAAGTAAAGTTAAGGAAAGCCTTAGCAAGAGCTGCTGGAATAATCCCATCATTTCGCTTCGGGGTATCAAAGAGTGAAGGCGTAACATTCTCTTTATTGAACCAGAAGAGACCGTATTTACTTGCGTGGTTTTTAAGACCCGCGAACTCCACTCCAACCCGATCATCCGTAAATCTTTTAACGATGCCGAGTTTACCTGTGTATTTACCGCCGTACTCGTCACCGGATTTAATACTGACGATTGTATCAATAGCGATCATATTTTTCTCCTTTCAGATATCATTCTTGATCGAGCCGTGCCTGTTTAAGGATGCGACCGATTTCATAAACGGATTTTGCCTGAGTCAGTTTCTTTTTAACTTCTTCGCTATAACAAAGCTCCGTTGCAATATCAATTGCATCCTTTTTCTCGGTATCAAGAATTGTTTTTGCTTTCATAGTTCATCGGTTTGTGGGAATTTGTATTGCTGGGTTCTGCGAGACAGTCATTGCACGGGTCTTTGGACTCTTCAAGACTGTGGTATTTGCAAGATTTGCAATACTGGTCAAAATAGACTTCCTTTTCTTCATTCATCTGCAAAAACTCCTTACAAAATCCACAGGATGCACTTCACAGTTAAAGCAATGACGACGGCAGAAACACAAAGACAAACTACCAGCGCGATAGCCTGCCCGATTTTATAAGCGACAGTATTCATTCTGTCTGAATTGTTGGTATTCTTATGCATATTCATCCTCCAAACTGAAGTCCGAGATGAGAATATAAATCTTTATAAAGGATCTTCTCCAACTCGTCCTTATACATTGTTACAACTTTGCCGTCTACTACACGGCTTACAGTTTCTCTCAAAATGGGAGCTGCTATATCAGCAGTAACCGGGGCTTTGACATCTGCCATAATCGGTTCTGGTAAATATCCCAATGCTTCCATTTCCTTGTGCTCACAGGTCTCGACAAAAGGACATTCACGGCATTGCTTCGTCAGTCTTGCCAACGCCATCGTCCGTCACCTTCTTTCTCAGGTATCGCTCAATGTTTTTGCACCGATTTCGATTTGAGCATCGAATGACCGTGTCGGATATGACGATCTCTTCACTCATTCCGTATGCTTTTTGCGGTCGTTGAACATCTGGATCGAAGTCCATGCAAGCAGAGCAATACTCCGCGACATCAATTGTTATCATCTTTTCTCCTTTCTCAGGCAGCTTTGGGTTTATAGCTGCCGACATACTTGGTTTCGTTGAAATTCCGCTTCTCGCTTAACGCTCGACTGATAGCCAAATCAATGCCGGAACGGGACTTCAAATGGTAGTAATATAAATCTTTGAACGGAGTATTTAAGCGATCGGTTCGCCCAGCTGACTGCTTTATAATTTTGTAGGAGTAATTCTGCGAGTAGAACACAATGGTATCTGTGCTAATGCAGTTCCAACCTTCGGCTCCAGCAGTATACTGAACCAGATACACCCAGCTGTCGCAAATCGGAATCGGTTGATGCTTGTGACCGTTCCATTCTGCAATCTCAACATTTTCTCCATAGTAGAGATTTTTCAGGATATCAAGCTCGTAGTCGAAATTGTAGAAGACGATCATTTTAGGATGTTTCTCAAACAGCTCCATTAGAGCGATTTGCCTGGACTCGTCCTCATTTACGATGCGTCTCCATACATAGCAGAGCTCTCCGGCGTTGACAATCGGCTCGTTTTTATATGGGTTCCAGCGAAGACGACTTGTCTCTTTATACTTCGCAACATCATAATTGACATAAACATCCTCATGGTGCGAACGGGTTTCCCGCTTGAAATCCATATCCACAAGAATGCGATTGCGAAGTCGGATGAGTCGTCCTACCCCCAAATATCTGTCTACTTTGGGATACTTTCCGTTTACCCAGGTCATAACCATGTGTTCTTCCTTGAAGGCAGTCCGGTTTTTATAAAAGCCGTTTGCAACAAATACAGGAATATAATCCTCCCATGTATCACCTGGAGTTGCCGACAGCAAGATCCATTCGTTAAACTTGGCAATTTTCAGGAACGCCTTAACCCATGCTCCTGAACCGACAACACGCTGTTCGTCAAATATAAAGAAAGCGTCCGCAACCGTTGCGTACTTCCCAATGTTATTCCAGGAATCAACGACGACCTTATTTTTATAGGTATTGACTTCTGCGTGAACAGAGAGAAGGAAGGGTGAAAGCTCACCCTCCCATTCCAAAGTGTCTCTTTTTCTCGCCGTGGTGATGATGTACAGGTCTTTTGGCATACCCGGCATCCGAATATAATTCTTTGTACCGAGCTTACCGCCATTTTGCTTGTAGTAATAGGCTAAAGCTGTTCTGGATTTGCCACTACCGACACCGCCACAGAGAATGCAGCCGTTTTTCATTCTCTCAACGGCATCTGTTTGATAGTCTCGAAGTGATATACCTGCCATCAGCGCCCTCCGAAGATCCGACGCAGCACCCAGACATTAGAATAATACATTGGCGTGAACCAGTAGTTCTCTTTATTGTCGTTGTCCGTCATCGGTTCTGTCAGAGAGTTTCCGACCTTTACATATCCTGCTACCCCCAAAAGTGAAAGCTGAATATAACACATAAGCGCCACTGTTTCATCGATATCCTGTGCAACGACGAGAAGATGATTTTGGTAGTTCAGGTTTGCTTTTTCCAACTGCTTCCTTGCAGCGTGGATTCCGGCAATCAATGTGGCCCCAGCTCCGCAGCACGAATCGTTAATTGAAATATAACCGTCCTGTTCTATCTTTTTTACCGTGTCGTCCATCGTCATTTCAGCCATTAGCTCGCAGACATGATATGGTGTAAAGATCTGTCCATTATGCTCGTCACCGAGCTTAAGGGACATGAAAATGCTGCCCAGAAAGTCCTGCTCCGGATTTTCTTCCAAAGCCAAGACAGTCTGAGCAGCCAGTTCAGGAAACACCTCTTGTTCCTGCTTATTGTACTTTTTGATGATTTCCAAATATAACGCTTCTCGCTTATCCCGGTGCTCCTTATCGAGAGGATTAGATAGCGAACAAGCGAACATAGTGATGAAGTCACGCCAAACATCCCAAGCCCGATGTCGATTGGTCAATCGTCCGAATGCATCTAAGAAAGCTTTTTCCGGAGACAAAACCTTTTTGTATTTTTCCCCAGCGGGCTTTTTTTGCTTTGGCGTTTCTTCTTTTTCCTCAGGCTCAGTCGTTTGCGGAATCTCTTCCACCGGCTGCTGAGGAGCAACTAAAGTAACTGCTTTAGGCTTGGTAGCCTTTTTGCGTTTCTTCTTTTTCTGCCACAACATGGCTTTACCTCCTTTCGGTTACTAAAGGGGAATAGGCTGTTTCCTCTTACCATCATAGGCGTGCACACCTAATCGAGACCTTACTGGACATTTAACCAGACATGTACTAAGCTGGCACCTATTCACCTTTAGAAGGGCATCTCCTCAGGACCCTCAGTTTCGGCATACTTTTCAGCGAATTCGTCTTCCTCAATGGTGACATACATCGTCTTAAGGTACGCCTTGACTCCGGTTTTGCCATTGACCTCCCAGTTGTAGGGGCGGATCGTCAGGTCAACATTGCGGATCTCTGCAAAGTCCAGAGTTCCGATAGACTCCTCATCCAGCTGAGTCTTAGCCCGACGAGTAATCATGATAACCTTCGGGGGGATGTTGTCGAAGCTGACCGCCACCTGAATATAATGGCGAGGAGCCTCGTCCTCATCACGAGGAGCTAAAACACGAACATTCCAGCCATCCTCAATAAGCTTCTGCGCCATATCGGGATCTTCAATGACCACGCAGAAATTGCGGGAGCCAGCACGATTGTACTTGGACTCCTCACCCTTAAAGTTGCGGAAGATAATTCGAGCATTCTCGATGATGATGTTGTCTACTGCTTTATAAGCCATAATTAGTTTCTCCTTTCAATTTTTGCGTTTGTCGCATGGAAATGGGCAAGTCCTGCACTCCTCATTGGGAATACAGGACTCGGTAGAATCAGCCGTGCACAAAATATAAATGAACACAGCAATTAACAGAATTAAAATCATAAGCATTACCTCACATCAAACGGCGTAGTATCGTCCTCATGAGGCTCGCCAGCTCCGAACCACGGTGGTGTGTTATCCGAAACATACGGTTCGTCCGCCGCAAAGCGTTCGAAGTCACCATAAACAGACAGAGACTTGACTGCTTCGTCTACCATGTTGTTGTAATAACCACGGTCAATGTCGCTCTGCTTGTCCAACTGCTTGACCATCTCGGATTCAAGCCAACGGAAACCTTTGGAACCGGTCGCCGCAGCATAACCTTTTTCACCAGTCTTCTTGTTTTCTGTTTCACGAAGCAGGATGCCGCCTCCGCAGCCAGGCTTAATCGGGCAGAACTGTCCGACTTTTCCGATGAAGTGGTAGTCGTGACCCTTGGCAATTTCGTCCGTTAGTTCTTCGACACGCTCACATTCCGTGGGCATCGGCTCAGTCATGCGTTTAGAATCGGTAATCTGTTTCCACAGTTTATCTCTTTCCGCTTCAAGGGCACTTACATCCGGCAGAGCCTCGTTCATGTCAAGATAGAGCGAGGACGTCACAGATTTCGTCTCGCACATGTCCTCGAACTCGATGTTCTCCTTGCTGAAAAGTGTCTTGAAGACATAAGGAATCTGGAACTGTGTACCGGTTGCTGTCCACGCATACGGATGCTTCTTGTTCTCCTTGCAAATATCTTTTGCGGAGTCGATGTATTTTTTCCCGTACAGGTCACAGCACTTCTCGACTGTAGCATAACGAGCAATATAAACTGCGTCGTTTACCAGACACATACGGTCGTAGGTTGCTTCGTGTTCAAAGTTGTACCCATACAGCTTGCCGTATTCAGTTACAAACTTGATGATCTCAGGCGTTGCATCCGGAATCTTGATGGAGTCGGTTTTGATGTGTGCCACAGTAAAGCCCTGACTCTGAACAGCGTGCTTGAGATTGACCATAAACAGAGCTCCACGCTTCGCAACGATGTTATCCTTGTTACGGTTATCCCGGAACGGGTTTTCAAATCCGGCTGAGGTCAGACCGTACACGGAGTTAATTGCAATTTTCAGAGCCTGTGCCAAGTCAGCCGCAGCATTCTCGTCAGTCAGGTACTTAGCCAATGCACCACCCAGCATCTTCTTTGCTTTGTCAAAATCCTTATGCTTGATAGCAATACGAGCCTGGAGAATTTCATTGAACCGTTTCGTGTATTCAGGTCCGAAGAGTTCTTCTGCTACAATACTGCTCGGATGCATAGAGGCAATATCCAACAGAGCAATGTTACTGTACATACCGGGTTCAGAATATACATAGCCGCCCTCACCGACTTCTTCACCTCTGTAGACAGACTTGCCGCCCTCGAATGTGTAGCCAGGAAAGATGGGACGATGGTTTTTATCGAACTGTGTGAACTCGTCGTAGTCTTCAAGCCCCATTGTAAACGGAAGATCCGCATTAGGATCGAAGATCTGACTCTCGTCACCCATGAAACGGTAATTGAACTGATCCTGAGGCTTGCGGTTGTTGCCAAATATAATTTTGGTGGTCAGCGAGTTCGTCGTATCATTAACTGACATCCCCGCAACATCCGCCAGAATCTGACGAGCCGTGAAGTCTGCTTTACGAGCATTAAAGGTTGCTTCTGTTGCAATGACATCGTTGTCACAATACTCAGCGACCTTTGTCCAAAGCTCCTCCGGTACAGGCTTGTCCCAGGGAAGACCAAGTTCCTGATGGTGAATACCCAGTTCAATCTCGAATTTCTTCAGGGACTGCTTCTTACTGGAAAAGTCATACACATCCGTATACGACACATTATAGGCTTCGCCAAAGAAGCAATTTGCGCTGCCATTGATGATCTTTGTTGAGAGATTATAAAGTTGTTCGTTTGTATACCCCATCAACCGGGCATAGAGAATATGATTATCGTACCGACGGCAGTTGAAGCCAACCAGACGGAATCGCATCAGTTCCTCGATCTCAGTCGGGGTGGGGTTAATCATACGAACCACCGGCTTACCCTCACCCTCAATTTTCCAGTTCACCAGAAACAGGTTCGGAAACACCTCAACATCGTAAAACACGAGCTTGGCATCATCATTTTTTGCTCCTGCTGACTGGTCTGCGGACTTAAACTGCATCTTGTTGACTAACTTGATACAGTAATCCGCCTGATGTGTGCTGCTCGCTGCAAATGCCAAGACAGCATTGCGCATATCAGTCACGTCATAATTGAGTCCGCTTGCATAAGCATCCTCAAGAATCTTGTAAATGAAGTCGATACTGGGCTTTGTTGCCGGATGGTACTCCTTGTTGAGATTTCGCTTGATTTGCGTTCTAAGCCCTTTCTCGCTCTTCACTCCTTCAAAATTTATCACTTGTTTTTCTCCTTTCAGTGGTAAACCCGAGTTGATCGTTGCGATAGGCAGATCATTACACTTTGTCAGCTTTCTGCGCAGCGAGCTTTTACCGGTGAAGACCTTCACTTCAATATGATCGTCATACACTCGGCTGAGCTTACTGACATCACCGGCATAAATATAATGAAGGTGGATGCCCTGACCGCTTTTGCTGAGTTCAGCATAGGTCGGCGGCCATTTACTCGCTTCTTTGAGATTCAGTTCATACGACTTATTGCCGTCCTTATCCTGAATATCAAAGTCGATAACAATGTGGTTCTCCGGAACTTTCACATAATGCAATCTTGACGTAGACAAGTCGCTTAGCTTAGTTGAAACTTCATCCCATTTGGAAGTTGGTGTTTCTTTAGCCGAAGCATACTGAGCAGGACAATCTGCGCATTCTCTATCGAAGACCGATTTCTGTTTTAAGAATTCGATCAGTTTATGCTCAGGCTCGTCTTGCTCGGTAAGTGCCTTATCCTCGAATTTCTCGGTTCGAAAGCCAATGTAATAGCTTCGCACACGAGTTCCGTCATCGAGATTGAATCTCTCCTTGTAATCCCGGAAGTAGTTTTTAAGTTCCTCCTTAAATATCCTCTGAGAGAACGGGAAGGTGACTTTTGCCTCATCGCAATAGGTTTTATACATCTCCCACGAGGCTTTGAGAGTTGTCCCGTCTTCTTTCTTGAAGACATGGTAAGAATCAATAATGAAGTTATAGAAATCATTAGATGCACCGAGCATCGTCACGGGAATATAATCATCGTATCTGCCCGGATTCTCCAGATAGACTTCCTGACAATGATAAGCAATCGCACCGAGCTCAAATTCGATCTGCTTTGTCACCGCCTTGTATTCCTTGGGACTCAATTTATTTCCGGAAGGGGACACATCGATCAATCGTCTGATGAGACCTGACTTTGCGTCCGTAATCTTGACCGGTTTATTGGTGCCCATAAACAGGAAGCACTTGAAGCGGTTTGCATAGGTCGATTTGAACTTTTCGTTTACTGTCATCAGTTCGTGAGAAACCAAACTGTTCAGTCGGGTGTTATCCTCAATACGAGACAGATCACCATCATGCTGAATCGCCACAAGTGGGTTTGTCTTAAATGCCTCCAGCGCAAAGGAGTTACTGGATGAACCCAGTGCCTTAGCATCAAAGACCGAGTAATATCCTTCAAAGAGTTGCTGAACAATGTTCAGAACTGTGGACTTACCCGTACCTGCTGCACCGTACAGAACCATAAATTTCTGCAATTTTTTCGACTCTCCACAGACAATAGAACCAATAGCCCATTCAATTTTTGTTCGCTCTTCTTCAGAGTAAATTGTGGACATCAGCTTATTCCATGCATCTGTGGTCCCTTCCTCAAGGGGGTAGTTCAGCCGCTTACTTGCATAGTCTTTTTTGTTCGTCGGAGTATTGGAGAATATAAGTTTCTCATCAAGCATGTGGAAAGAGTCTCGCATCTGCTTTTGACAGTATTTGTGCCACGAATCGATCATTCCGGATTCGGAATCCCACATGTGCAGAACTTTAATACTTGAATCAAAGTTTTTGCGGTTTTCCTCTGCATACTTGTCAAGTTCCCGGTCAATAAGCTGGAGCGCATCTTGCTCATCCGTAGACCATAAACCTCGGTCTTCTAACCAAATGGCATAGAAGTCACCGCCTCTAATCATCAGGTCGGAGCTTTTCTTAATGATAAACTTCGGATAGATTTCTATTACACCACGCTTCGTACTACGGGTCGAAATCATTAAAAAGTCGATCATCGAAGTTCTTTAGTCTCCTTCCGTTTTTCTAAGCTCCTTGATTTCGTTTTTAAGGTTCCCGATCTCGTCACGCATACTGCGAATCTCCAAGTCCTGGATAAGCATGTGCACAGTCATAACCGTGGCGACCATGACGGTGCTGCGATTGAAAGACCTCTGTTTTCTGAGCGTCTTAGCAAACACACGCATCGCAGTTTCGGAGCAGCGAAGACTTCCGAAAATATAACGAATCATTTCATCCATGTTTCTTTTCTCCTTTCATGTCGGCAAGAAATTGATCGATCGTTTCAAACTTCCAAGCCTTCGGCTCTCTCAACGAAAATATAAATTCCTGTCCGTTGGTTTTGCGAATTCGAATGCTGTTTTTACCATTTGGGAAGTATTCTTTTACCTCCTTCGCCTGGTCGGGTAAGCATGTCTGAAAAAACCCGTACACTTGCGTATGAATCATGGTAATTCTCCTTCATAGGATGCTGTCCAAATACCAATTCATCTGCCACCAAATTTCAACAGTTCTCATGTCATACTTGCAGCGTTCGACGGTAAACAAACCGCCTTCGCCGTTTCGCTTGTATTTGCGGTTCATAAATCGAGATATTACGTCGTCCGTATACGCCGCATCAAATCGAGAATCACTCATCGACCCTAAACCCAGACTAACAATCATGTTCCAGAACCACTGTCCCATGCGGTTACCGATATCCGGGTCGGTCATAATATGTTCTTCGCAACGAAACGCTAAGGCAATAAGCATCTCCAATACACTGCAAGGGCGGTTATCCAGATAACTGGCAATCATAAGACCCTCGTATTCTTTTTCATAACCAAAACGATACCGGAGGTCTATCCCATCTTCTGCTCGATTTCCGTCCATCGGCAGCATATATTGAAAATCAATATTATGCAGATGACGAAGAAGCTTCTGATAAGACAGCCTCCGGCTATATCGTTCGTTACATACGAGCTGACACATCCACTCAAAATATTCATTGTTCAGCTCAATTTCAGTCATTCGATCCTCCTATTAGTAGTTGGAGCCTTCAGCCACATCGGAGAAAGAGCGATTGTCTCTGAGAATTTCATAATCGCATCTCAGACGGTCGTTACGAATAAAGACCGAATCGTCCTCATACTCTCCGAAATGTTCAGCAAAGTCCTCGCCAACAGTGTCCTCAATATCCTCGACGACTTCATCTTCATCGTCGGCAAGGACTCCGTCACCAGCATAATAGACCAGACTGATCTGCGTGTAATTGTCATTCTCACCATAATTGTCCGGAGAGATGACATAAGGTTCATTGGGCATAGGATCATCCTTTTTTTCTTCAGTATTTTTCTTGCTGTGCTCCGTGTAATTGGTATAGCCCTCTTCCTGAAGCTTGGCCGCATAATTCACCAGGTCGGGTTTCAGCTTGGCAATATCTGCCTTATGCTGATTCTCCTCCTGCTTTTCATTCTTGGCAATATTAGTGTTTACGGGCTTTCTTTCGGCAAATGCTGCTTTCACAGAATCGATCTCTTCCTGTGTAATCTGCTCGTAATACCGTCTAAGACAAAGCCATGTCGCGGCGGCGCCTACCGTGGCTCCAGCCAGAAACATAGCGAAACCGGTTTTACTCATCTTCGTATTCCTCCTCGTCAGTTTGAATTGTAACAACAGTAATGGCGAGACCTCCGAACAGCAATGCTGCACTCAGGAGAATCCCGCCAGTAATGTGTCTTTTCCGCCGACTGTCCAGCATGGCATCGACGGTTGAGATGAAATCATCCAGAATATCCATTATTTACTCCTTTCCACCGGAGAGAACAGCAATGCCTCCTACGAGGCAAAGCCCTGCCATAGTGGAAAGAATGTACGAAAACAAAGCTTTCATTTTATATTCTCCTTTCAGTCATAACTCGAAAAGTAGTGACAACACTCCTGAAACAAAGGCTCACCATACTTGCTGTATCCTCCGGCCATGAAGAACACACAATCGTAATTTGTCCGTTCCAAAAGTTCTTCTTTTACCAACTCAACAATCTCAGGCACGACATAACAACGGTCAATTCTGCCGTTCCACATCACGCTGAACTGATTGGGTTGATAAATAACATCGTACACAGTATCCGGGAAAGATGGATGGTCAATACGGTTAAGAATTGTATCAATGACCAAGCGTTTTCCCAGTTCTGTTTCTCCTTCAGCTTCACCCATGGTTACGAGTGCTATGAGGTCGATTTCTTCTTGTGTAAGAGGATAGTCCGGCTCATTCTTCACCTCAGGTGTTAAGTTGGGAGATTCCATCAGAAGATCAGCCATAATCACCGGCTCTGCCTCCGCAAGAACCGGATAAGATTGCTTAATCTCCGATGTTTCTTTATCTGTAGAGCGAACCACACCGCATACTGCAAAACCAACAAAGAATATCATGCAGAGAACGGCGGCTATCGCTCGTGGTTTGATGCGCATTGTTAAAACTCCTTTACATTAAAAATATCACCCCCAGTCCAAGTCTGAAGGTGGTTGATTACATCTTTTCCCAGATGTTACCCTCAACATTAAAGTCGAGCAGAAGCGCCGGCTCATGACGACCATCCTCGGTCTCACGCTCTACCTCAACGATGCGGAAATTAACATAGCCGTCCGGACCATCCTTTGTCCAACCGACAATCTGACCAGCAGGGGTACGAGGAAGATCCAGATCGTCCAGAACCTCATTCAGGAAGAGGTGACCACGGGTCTGAAGCTTGTCGTTTGCAAATGCCTGCTGTGCCTTGAGGAACATGCGGTTGTAATCGGGATTGGTTTCGTAGTTGCGGCTCTTGCTGTCGAAATATACAGCATAATCGCTCTGGAGATTAGGGTCAGCGACCATCACAGTCTTCTTGACCTTCTTCTCCTTACCGGTCTCGGGATCAACTTCGATCTCCTCGAACTTCTTTGCCTTAATGCCATACTTCAGTTCGGTATCAACTTGCTCGCCGAAACGCTCAATGACTCGACCACGATACTCCTCGAAGCTCTTATCGATTGCGGCATAAGCAGCACCAAGAGCAACATTGCGCTTGCGAAGAATATTATTAGATGCCAGAATGCTGGTGATGGACAGCGTGCCAAGAATGATGGCAGGACCATAAAGCTTTGCGAGCTTTATTCCGGTCTGAGCATAGACCACAACCGTATCCTTCTTGCCGTCCTCGGTCGTATACTCCTGGCCATTGATTGCGCCAGTTTCCATTCCCTCATGGATAGTATCAAGAGTACCCTTAGTTTCATCGAGAATCTCTGCTACCTTAGTGGTAGCCTTGCAAGCGAGAACGGCACTTACGACCGTACCAGCAATACCAGCCACAACGAGAATTTTAGGGCTGTGTTTCTTGAGCTTCATAACGGTCTTGGAAGCCACGCCGTTCACGCTCTTCATGATTTCAGTCTTATTTTTCATGTTTATAAAATCTCCTTTTCGTTATTTGTTGGAATTGATTTCTGCACCACAGGCAGCATATCCAGCCAAATCGACATAGCTGTCGTCCGTAGCCGTGCCTGTCCGGATTCGTGCAATCTTAAGAAGTGCCATCATCATGGCAACATCATTTGCAGTGAATTCAATGCCTTTATAGACGCTCCAAAAGCCAGCAATAGCGGCGAAATTATCTTCCGGAGAGCCGTATTCATTCTCTCTCTGCCCGCATACACAAACCTTTGCTTTATCAAGAGTCTCAGATCTGTTCATCATCTTCATCCTCCTTGACAAACGAAATATAATCACGCTTACGCTCTTTTGCGATTACCTGGCAACCACACATCGGGCAGTCAAATGCATCATACAGGCATTCTTCAGCAGTAGAGCCAAAGGCAACTGCCAGCCCAGTTTTTCCGTTATCACGAGCAAGATAATGTCTCTCGATAACGGCATTGAATTTAGTGCCACAAATTTTGCATTCAAGCATTATTTTTTCTCCTTTCAATTCAGCGGGATTGCACGAGGCAGTTTCAGAATATAACCGTCTCGAACCCGTACCGCAGTTGCACCGCCAATATTTGTCCAACCATAGCGGTTCATAGTAAAGTTATCATTGGGAACACGAGCGAGATCATAGAAATCGGATACACTCACCGTTCCATACTGGCTGATGATATCGTTCATTGCATCGAGAACCGCTTCCGCATCTCCACGGGTATCGAAGAGAATATCATCATAATCAGGTGTATTGCGTCTGTTGCCGACGGAACCTGCACGCACTCTGTCCGCGTCCCGTTCATAATAGTTTCGGTAAGACACCTTAGACGCCGTTCCGTTTTTCTTGCTTCGACCTGCCTCGCCGTAGAGAATCATGTCGATACCGGTAGTGACAATGTCAGAAATCGCCTTTTTAACAGCCGGCACAATAACCTCCATCAAAATATAGGATTTGACATTGTTTGCATCCTCGGCAATAAAGACATCTGCGAATTTTTGCATCTCGCCTTTTTTTCGAGTTTTTGCAGCCCCGGTAATAACCGCCTCGACTTTCTTTTCTGACTGCTGCTCCTGACGAGCTTTATCAGAATTGGATTTGTAATCTTCCACTGGGTGATCTCCTTTCTTATGCCGGAATCAGCTTACCGGGCAGAGTAATTTTTGTGTTCGGCATCAAGCCGTTTTCTTTTTTATATCGATAGGCGAGATTGCTCTTCGCTTTCGCTTCTGTCGGAGCAACAGTAGTTGCTTTCCAGCGATGTTGTACGCAATCATCGAATCGCATAACAGGACCGTCGTATTGATACTGCTGCATATTTTTTCCTCCTTTCGAGAGATAAAGAAAAAAAGGGAAAGCACCTTGTTACAGGTACTCTCCCTTATCCGAACTTCTCAAATTCGCATTTTTAGTTGTCTTCAGTGACAACATCAGATTCTTCCAAGATAACCGTATTCTCCTCAGCAGCCATCTTCTTCTGCTCGATCTGGGCTTTGATGTTTGCTATCGCCGGCTTTGCTACATACTTGTAGACGACCACGCCTACAACTACGCTCAAGCCGATACCCGCAGCAATATTTACGCCCTTGCTCAAACCAGCGTTCTCGATAACCTTTTCGGTAGCTTCAACGACCTCGTTGTTCATAATCTCATTGTTGTTCATTGTGAAATCTCCTTTCAAATGTGTGAAATTGTGGAATGTTCTTCCATTAAATAAGTTGTAAATTTCGCGCGGCAAATTTACTGATAGTCGTAAACTGGTGCTACCTGATAGTCAATCACCAGGCAAGGGGTGCCATTTGCATCCAGCTGGGACGAGAAAGCAAGGTCAATATAACCCTTATCAATGTTCCATCCGAGCATATCGCCCATCTTGGTTCCATCTAAACCGAGTTCATAGTAGAAATCGTTTAGTGTGACATACATTTCGTCACGCATCTGCCGATTCAGTTCATTCATGACTCTGGTAATCTTATCCCTGTCAGACTTGAAATATCGTCCGGACAAGACATCATAGCAGATTGTGTTGCCGCCGCTTTCAGTGAGAATAACTTCTCGAACAGGATTCTTAACCATCTTGTCTTTCGACACAGAGTCTCGAATGGACTGTTCCTTTTTCTCACCAATTGTCTCAACGACTTTTTCTTGATACTCCTTCAAAGTAGACTCCGAAAGGGTATATGCCGTTGCCAGCGCAGCATTTCGACGAAGATTAGTCGAGCTTGCTCCAATCAGGCAGAAGACAGAGATGGAGCCTACAACAACTGCCGGAATATAACAAGGCCAAGCTGTCTTGATGATGTCCTTCGGCTCAAGTCTGTCCGTATCCAACTCATCTTTTTTCTCTTCAAGCAGAATCAGAGCTTTTGGGGTTGCTTTTACCGCCATAACAGTGGTGGTAATCATGCCGGCAATTCCGATACCGGTGAGAATTTCAGGACTATGTTTTTTCATTGCCGTCCGTACACCTTTGGCAATGCTTGCTAAACTTTGTTTAGGCATGATTTTCTCCTTTCGGTTAAACAAATAGTAGACTTAATTCTTCAGCTGTTTCGACTGCACTCTGAAATATAAAGCTACGCTGCTCGTCCTCGCCGTAACAAGCATACATAGCCATCTCGAACATGAAATTTTCGATGACGGTGATTGGATCATCAAAAGGCTTGTCCAAGATTCGATGACAGATTTCATATGCAGCCCATTGCTGATATGACCTTTTTCTGAATTCATACTTTGGCCATGTGAAGGATGGACTGAACAGATGCTCACCAACATATCGTTGGATAATCGAAACAGCCGTGCTTGCATCACACATATCGTTCGGATAAAGAGGAAGAGCCCTTGTTAGGACTCCTCGTCTTCTTCATCGCTAAGTGCGGCAAGCTTCTCATTGATGCGTTCATCAATTTTTTCTTCCATCTTCTTCTCGTTCACCCAGTCAGTGAGGAGCGTAGCCCCCATACCTACTGCGGTAGCGACAAGACCCAGGATTTTAACCAATTTTGCATTATTCATAAAGCGAAACCTCCTTTTCGTTTTCATAAAGTGAAATGTATTTTTTGCGAACTTACAGATCTTCCATCCACTCAGCTGTAGGCTCAAAAACCATGTCGATAACATATATCTCCATGCCGTCATCCAAAGTGAGTCGGTGATGGTTAAAGTCGATCCAATAAATATCGCCATTACAGCTTGACCATCCTACGGCATCTCCGAGTTCCGTCTTTTCAAGTCCGAGAAACTCGTAAAAATCATTTAGAGGAATAACACCTGCAAACATGAAATTGCGGTTCAGATGGTACTCAGCCTGAATGACCTTCTCGATGGTCGACTCAAAATATCTTTGTGAAAAGCTATCGTAGAAAGTGCGGGAGACTTCTGGCTCCATGCTTTCACCAAAATCGAGAGAAGAATCGTACCAACCTCCATTAGCAGAGATACTGATGTCCTTGCACTTTTCTTTGGCGATAGAATCTACGATAGCATTATGAGCTTCCTCACCATAGAGCTCTTTCAGCTTGTCCTTATACTCCTTATAAGAACTTTGGACAAGCGCATATGCACTTGTTAGTGCTGCCTGTTGACGTCGGTTTAGTGCATTAGCGCCCATAATGCAAGCGATAGTAGAAGCCCCAAATGCTACCGCCGGAATATAACATTTCCATGCAGCGATGAACGCCTCTTTCTTGGTGTACGCATATGGATCGCCATCATGCTTTTTGCGACTGTCTGCGTAAACTAACGCTACTGCTCGTGGGGTCGCTTTGGCTGCTGCAATTGCCGTGACTACCACGCCGGCTGATGCTACACAAGACAATGCAACAGGTGAGTATTTCCTGATACAAAGCCATGACTTATGCAGCAACTTTTGAATTGCTTGGTTCTTACTCATGTCTTTTCTCCTTGTATTAT